GATCCAACACTAACAGAGACGTTATTTTGTGTTCTCATTCCACCTGCTCCACCACCTCCTCCGTGGTTTTGTCCACCTCGGCCTCCGCCAGCAACAATTAAAACTTGTTCTACTCTTGATCCATATGTAGAATTTGTTCCAAGTGCATTAACAACAAAGTTTTCAGTGCTCATATTATGTATTTTAAAGTTACCATCATATGAAACAGATCCTCCTGTCGCTTGTAAGAATTCAAAAGTAGGAGCACCGCCTCCAAAACCTAATATTTGATATCCAAAAGATTTTGTTTTTGGTCTATTGTTTTGTTTTTTTGAAGGGAGTATTGAAAAACCCTTGTCTATATCTCTACTCATTCGTCACTCCTTATTGGTCGTTAGCAGCGTCAGTTGTAAAGAATAATTTGATTCCCAATAGTTTTGCATCAGATGACAAATCATCCTCTGAAACATCTCTGAAGATACTAAAAAACACTTGCTCATCTGCTGCTGGAGATCCAGCTATAGTCAGAGCACCACTTTCTGCTGTGATATCTAAATCGTTTGCTGTTCCACTGTGAGCTTTTGCAGTAGGTCCTACTGCTGTTCCAAAAGCTACATCAATTGGATCATTGTCTGCTACTGCTACTCCATTTAATTTCCATGCAGTAGTTCCAGTGTTTGTTGTATTTGCTGTAAAAAATGCCTGAAAAGTTACTGTTCCTTCGTTCCATGATTTAGGAAAAGCAACAGCAAACTGTGCAAATTCATCGGATGAGGCATCAAAATCTAAAGTTTTAAGTTCAGGCTGTCCGGCTGTTAACTCTGTTTGTTCTAAGTTAGAACAACCATTTGTAGTTGTTGGATACATAGCAGTTGCTGGAACCCAAATAGTTTCCTTACCTGCAATTTTAACTGCACTAACATTTCCTCCGCTGTCTTCTGCTTTGACAACGCCAGTTCCTTTTGTTTTTAAATCAATACCAATATTACTATCATCACCAGAAGCTGTAATTGAAGGGTTATTTCCTGTAGCTCCATTTGCTAATGTAACTTCATTAACTGCAGAACCTGTAGCTGTTAATAAAGCTAACTCGTTCCCGTTAGTATCTAAAATAGAAGTTCCAATTTTTGGTGAAGTTAAAGTTTTATTTGTTAGAGTTTGTGTTCCTGTAAGAGTAACATCTCCAAAACTTAAAGTTGCTATGTCTGGGTTAGTGCCATCGTTAGCTGTTGCAAAAACTAATTGATCGCCTTTGTCATCTGCCGCAAAAGTAAATGTATCTCCTGATCCAGATGTGTATTTAAATTGAACGGTATGAGAACCAGACGTTGAGTTTCTTAAAAAATAAAAAGTTTGTACATCTAAAGGTATTGTAACAATTTGATTTCCTGTAATTGTACCTGTGAATTCAATCATTCTATGAGATAAAGTTGCACCTGTTGCTCCATCAGAAACCGATAATGCAGTTGTTTGTGCACCACCCGCGATTGATTGTTGTGTAAATCCACCAGAAATTTGTTCGATAATTTGTAAATTAGTATTAGTTTTTGTACCCCAAGTACCAGCGTTTTCACCAGTTGCCTGAAGTTCTATACCTAATGGTGTATATGTTGATGCCATAATTTTCTCCTATGCAGCGTCAGTATAACTTGTATTTGAGCCTGTTGCAACATCTGTATACGATGAATTTGAACCAGTGTCAACGTCGGAATATGCTTGTATTCCAAAGCCAGAAGCGGTGCCAAAAGCGGCTACAGAAGAAGTTATTGATTGACCTGTTAAAGTAGGTGATACATCACCTCTTGTTGAAACGGACCCTATACTAGATGTTGAACTTACACCAGTTATTCCCATTACATCTGCAGGTGCTAATGATCCTGCCGTAGATGTTATAGAAAAACTTGTAGGAATAATTATAGGGTTTGTAGTTATACTTGGTTCACCTAATTGCGTTGTTGCACTTACTCCAGTTATACCCATTACATCTGCAGGAGATAATGATCCAACTGAAGCCGTTGATGATCGACCTGTTACACCCATTACATCTGCAGGCGCTAATGACCCTTGTGATGCTGTTGCTGATTGACCTGTTGGAACTACTGTAACATCTCCAACCATCGTTACAGATCCTACAGAAGTTGTAGAACTTAGTCCTGTAATTCCAACTACATCTGCAGGAGTTAATGATCCAACAGAAGCTGTAGCTTGTTGACCAGTTAATAATGGAGCAGGGTCAAAAGATTCTCCCCATGCTTCAGCTCCCCAATTATCTCTACCCCAACCTTGTTCGTTTTGTGCAAGAATAGTTCCTACAGATGCTGTTGCTGATTGACCTGTAGGTGATGCAACTGTTGTTAGATCAAGAGTAATGCTTCCAAGAGATGTAGTAGATCCTAGACCTGTTACTGATGTGGATACAAATTCTTCTGCTAATACGGTTCCGACAGATGTGCTTGCTGAAAGTCCTTCTAAAACTACAGAATACTCAGCATTCCAAGCAGAGTTACCCCATTGTTGTCTACCCCATCCTTGTTCAGGAAAAGAAGCAATTGTCCCTAATGAAAAAGATGCAGATATACCTGTTAAGGTTTGTGTAAGGACATCAGATTGCCAGGAGTTATCCCCCCAAGAATTTGTTCCCCAGGTAGAAGCCATAAGGATGACCTCCTTATGCTATTCTTATAATAGCGTTTGATGCGTCTGCTGCTGGAAATTGAATTGTGAAGGTTCCGCTTGTTACAGTTTTGTCTGCACCAAAATCGATTGCACAAACTGCTGGATCACCTGATGCTGAATCATTAAAAATTAAACATCCTCTTGCTGTGAAAGAAGCGGATGTAAAACTTGTATCAGAAAAATCACATACTGCAGTTGTACTATCAGCAACTGGTGTAACACTTGTAAGTGCATTTCCTTTTGCTGTGTAACCTGAACCAGAAACCTCTTCTGAAGTAGTATACGCTGTAGTTCCAGCACCTAATGACGCTGAACTTGTGTACAAAGCTAAGTTGAATGTGTTTCCAGAAGACGCTGTAAAATTATGCACTCCTTTTAAAAGTTCTACTTTAAAACTTGTACAAATTGCCGATGTTATTGCCATAATTTATCTCCTATTACGGTGACGGTGATGGAACGGGTATTCTAACTGTACCGTCAGTATAATCGTCCCTTTTACGTCTACCAAGTTGCTCTGCAGCAAACTTTTGTACTTCTTGTTTATACTTATTTTCATAAAGTGTCAACATATCTGTAGGACCTTTTAAGAACCCATATGCTTCCACTAAACATGCATATAATAAGCCGTTTGGAAAATATTGACTTATGTAAGTCGTGGTATTTGAACTAGATAATCCATCTGGGATAGTCTCATAATGAATTTTAAATTTATATGTAGTATCTGGAGCAGGTGCTAAAAGTAATCTACCAGAAGTCGTGTCACTAACTCCAGTTGCACCTCCAAACATTGCATAATATTTTGGTTGACCTCTAGCAGAAGATTCTGTCGATGGAACATATTCTTGTAAATAAGACTCATCTCTTTTTTCTAGCCACCTGTTGTTTCCTGTAGCAGCAGATGTAGAGTCATATACTTGCACACCTTTTACGAATAAAGTTTTTGCAGGAACATTTATTGTATCTTGTCCAGTAACAAAATTACCTAGCTGTTGTTTTTTGTAAGCATCTATAGGAACCTCTCTTAAAATTTTAAATTCTGAGTTTTCAATAAATTGATTTGTAATTGTAGAAGTTAATACAGTGCTATCTACTTCCGTGTAATCTAAAATAGCTTGTGTTAATGTTGCGTAAGTAAATCCTGACATTATGCTGATAGTGTA